GCGCCGGAAGCCGGTGCTGCATCCACGGTAGCGTGCGCACGGTTCACACCGTTTGCTCCGGATACCGCCGTACCGCCACCGACGATGATCGCCGGATAGATACGAAGTGTCACTTCGCCGTTGGAACCTGCCGTGCCACCGGTGACAACAGTAAACTGCTGGAGGTAGCCACGGTTCTGTTCGATCTCAGGATCGAAGGCGTTGACACCCGCGATCTCGAAGATTTCACCCTCAAGGACCGTCTGACCGGCAGTAGTTGCCAGCGTGATCTCCTGCGTCATGTAGAAACCGGCGTTGGAGCCGGCGTCAGCTGCCGCAGAGTAGTCCACGTCTTGGTTCGCGCTCGCTACGGTCACGCCACCCGAAGTGGTACGTGTGCCGGTCGTGATGCGGCCAAGCTGGTTGGAAGCCTTGATCGGGATGTTGTCCAGCATACCACGGAAGCCGTTGCGCATTGCACGCGAGCTTTCAGAGCTGAGCGCCGGTGCATCGTTGTAGATGTACTGCGCGAGGTTCTGGTGGTCCGTGTGGGTCAAGACCGCGTTGATGTCCATGTCGGACTCAAGCGATGCGAGCGCCAGGCGTGTACGTGCCGAAGCGAACTCGTTCGGCGTGTCGATGTCCTGGCCCCAATCACCAACGGAGAGCGGGAAGGTTTTCGCGGCAACATCAAAGATGTGGTAGTCGATCCGGCTTGCCAGACGCGAGATACCGTTCATCAGAGCTTTGTTCTTGCGAGCGGATTGGAGGTCTGTGACCGACTCGATGTCAGACGCGCCCATGGAAAGCCCGAAGACTTTGTTCAGGGTGAAGGTCTGCGCACCGAATGTGGTGTCTTGGACACCGGCAGTCAGGTTGGCCACGGCACCGGTCGTTTCGGTGATAACGTAGTCAGGACCGACTTGCTCGGACACGATGAAACCGTTGCGGTCGTTCATCTCGGTCGAGTGCATTTCCCACTCAATGAGATCGGACGAACAAAGGTTGTTGCGAAGAGTCGACATGATCGTTTTAAGGATCAGGCGCGACTGAGGGACTGTGATAGTCATAGGACTTGCCTCTTAGGTTAGCGGCCCCAAAACGCTTTATCAAAAGCATCCTGATCGTCTGGGCCATAGCGACTTTCATCCGTCGTCACCTTTTTCTTGGCCTTCCGACCAGGTGTCTCCGGTGCTTTACTGCGCTTCTTTCCGGCTGAAGCACTGGCCGAGAACCGCTCTTCAAGGCGTCCGATGGCTTTTGCGCGTTGCGCGTCCGTCATGGTAACAACCTTGCGAAGCTGCCCAATGTTATTGGCCAAGTAGTACGAGATGTCAACTCCGTAGTCGGAGTCGAGCAAATCACGTGCCAGCTCGGACGGGAAATTCGTCTCTTCCACGAGCTTGAATTTCTCGCCATACTTCTTGGCTCCAGCGGCTTGAACCTTGGTGTAGCGGTCCTGATAATGCTCCACGAGGGCTTGCTCTTTGGCTTGCTTGGTGGACTTGCCGTTTTCCTCTTCCCACTCCGCACGCTTCAGGGCGACCTTGTAATCGACCATGGCGTTAACGTAGTCGTCGTCTGCCGCGCCGTACTCGAAGTCTTTGGGATCGGGTTCCTTCAGATCGGCCGGCGCACGGCGTGTAGGGCCACCACCGGTTTCGAGCTGTTCAAGGCGTTTCTCCAGCTGGACCAGCTTCAGCTCAGCGTCATACTGGCCTTTCTCGGCAACCCGTCGCTTCTCGGCCAGCTCTTCGATGCGCAGCTGAGCCTTGGACTTGGGCTTTTCGCCCTTCTTTACCTTTGGGACTCGGGCAGCGGCGGGAACGTCGTCGTCTTCATCATCCCCGTCGGCGTCGTCCAGATCATCATCATCGTCGTCGTCTCCGTCTGATCCCGTATCGTCGTCGGAATCATCTGGGTCGTCTCCGTCATCGTCCTGGTCGTCGTCTCCGAGCAAGTCAAAGTCGTCATCGTCATCGTCCTCCAATTCGGCAGCTTCGCGAGCTTTACGCTTGCGTTCTTCTTCAGCTTGAGCTGCGGCCAGATCGGGGGAAAACTCGATTGCATCCTCGTCGGGAAGCTCATCAATGCGTTTGTTCATCTCAGTCCTCTTTCACTTAGTTTCGGCCATTTACTTTGACCCGTTTCGCGCCTCGCTTTTTGCCTTTGTTGCCGCGAAGCAAATAATCACCGAGAACGTCGGCGACCCCTGAAGGAGACAGCGCACGCGCTGCGCCCTTAATCTTGTTCATCGTTTTGCGACCCTTGGTTGCCGCCTTGACCCGTTTCGCGCCCATTGTTTTGCTCCCGTGCAATACGTTGATCCTCGACCCTGAAGGCCGCTTCCATGCCTTTTGATGCACTTTCACTCTTGGTCTTGTCAAGTTGCACGCCAACTTGCATGGCTTTGATGACGTTCAGCTCGTCGCCAAGCTCGTAGTCATACTCGACCTTATCGCGCTGGACGCCGACCTCAGATTCATCCTTGGCGGCACCGGCGACCTGTTTGCGAGCACGTGCGAGAAGCTCTTCGATTTCAGCTGCCTGTTTCTTCATTTGGGCCATGAAGACCGCTTGCTCTTTCTGAGCATTTTCGGACGCCTGGCGCTCTTGGCGCTCCATCATGGCTTGCAGCTTCATCTTCTGGCGCTCGGGCAGGTGATCCATGTCCGCGACACCAGGTGGGAGCATCATCATCAAGCGTGTGGCGATCTCTTCGGAGCCTGGGATGTCCATGTTCCGTGCGATGATGTCCGCGATGAGGTTGCCGGTCTGAGGCATGTGGTTCATCAGCGTGAGCAACGTCTCGGTCGCCTCTTCGCGCTTGGTCGCGTAGGAAGGACCGGTCGTGTAGACCAGCTCGTATTTGCCCTTGGTGATGTCCGGAGTGCTGTCACCCATGTCGCCGTTGATCTCTTGCAGGAGCACCTGATCGGTCTCGCCTGTAATCATGATCGTCCGCTGTGTGTCGTACACTTCTGGGATCAGCTCGTTCATCACCTTGGCGCACTCTGCGAGCGCCATGTTCATGTTCTCAAGGTAGATGCGGTCTCCAAGCTCGGAGACGCGCTGACGGGCGTTGATGGCCTTGCCAGACACCTCGTTGGAAGTCACGCCGAGCGAAGCCTCGTGCTTGTTCGTCACGTCCTTGATGTCTTGAACCGACATCTGCGCCTCAGTCAGAATCGCTTGGTTGATCTGAGGGGGAGGAATAAACTCGGGCTTGGCACCGTCACTCTGACTGTCCCAGAAGAGCACGTTGTCGCCACTCAGGTGTGCGTTCCTGAAGGCGTCTGCCAAGCCCGATTTCATCGCCGCTTGATCGAGAAGCCACTTGGATGCAGGTGACTTCATCAGCTCTTCGGCGAGAATAGAGCGCCAGTAGTTGTGGAGGCGTTGTGGGTCTTTTGCGTTCCGCACGAAGCCCCAACGATAGCGGACGGAAGCCTCTTGCAGCGCCCATCCCTCGACACGGAATACCGGCAGGCGTGAGACGTTCAAGCGGTATGGTCCGTCCAGCACGTCCTTGCCACCGAGCACATAGCACTCAGCATAGGGGCGCACAGTCTCGCGGACCATGTACTCGCCCTCGTTGTCCATCTCGATGTTCTCTTTGATGAACTGATCGTCCTTGTCGGTGATGTCGATGATGTCGCCGCTTTCCAGCTCCAGGCCGAGCTTGCACGGCTCTTCCTTCATCTGCCAGAAGTAGCAAATGCGGATCATGTCATCAATTTCCCACCCGTGGGCGGTCATCGTGGTGTAGTCCAGCTCGTCGCCGCTCCAGCCACTTTCTGCCGTGGCGTCGGGGTAGCGCAGCTTGAAATCGTCCTTGGTGATGTATTCCATCACGTAGCAATGGTTCGCGTCGGAGCCGGTCGGCTCACGGGACGCGCGATCCCATACGACTTGGAACGGATCGTCATACGCGATCATCGAGAAGTCTTTGGCGAAGAAATCGTACTTGGCGTCGATCAGCTCCAGACCGAAGTTGCCGACCCCGCAAATGTAGGCGCTTTCCATCGCGGTGTACTGCGCGTGCTTCGCGATCGGCGTGCGGACCACGGTGCGCATCAGACCTTGCCGGATTTCAGCTGTCGCCTTCGAGCCGCCCTTGATCGGCAGGAGCTTCATGGTCTGATCGGTTTGCTGCCACGATCCGAGATACTGCGCGATGAAGGCTGGTAGACGGTTGACCGTCAGTGTTGGCTTTTTCAGGCGTTGGCGACGTGTCCGCGTGTCCACATCCCACTGGTCGCCGATGACAAACTGCATGTCCTCGCGTGCCGGTTCGATGTTGTGGCGGTCTGCGTCCACGTCCTTTTGGTACATCTCACGCGCTTCGCGGTAGAACTTCACCTTGTCCGAAACGTCCATGGTGATCTTTTGCCGCGTGCGTTCCGGCATCGTGTTTGAGGTCTTCATAGCATCCATCCACCGCCAGAATCAAAACGTCCCGCGCCCTTAAAGAAGGCGTCGGTCGGTGCCACCGTCTCTGGCGTCTGCTCGCTCCGACCAACTTTTGCGCTGCCAAAAACATCATTAGCCGTGGGCTTGGGAGGCGTCAAGTCGTGCTGGATCACGCGATCTGGCACCGCGAAGGTCAAAACGAAGCTATCCGCGTCGTCCGGAGAGCGTGAAAGACGGTTTTTCACGTCGATCTTGGACTCGAGAACGAGGTCCGTTGTCTGACCGGAAATCCGTGCGCCGATCGCGCCCAAGTCGGACTGTAGCTGGTCCTCGTCGGGGATCGAGACGCCTTCAGGTAACTCTAACCACGTGCGTGCTCGTAGATACATCTCCGCGCGGCGGTTCCGTGGGCCAGGCTTGTGAGGATTGACCTGTTTTGCTTGGCTTTTCCCACCAAAATCGACCGGATAGCACTTTTCGCCGAGTGACGGATACCGTTCTTTCATCCCTGCGAGAAGAGCTTGGCCCCATCCCCCTGAGTAGTCGATATTGCACCGGTCCACGCCGTTTACCCTCATCAGATCGGCAATCCATTCGACCTGTTCCTCCCCAGGTTCCATGTTCTTCCGGCCCTTCTGCCAATGGACCACATGGCCTTGTCTAAGGGTGCAGCTGAACTTGTCGCCACCGAGACCGGCAGGGTCCACACCGAGAATTTTCGGCCCCCAAGCCTGAATATCCTTCCGCTTCCGAGCACGCTGCACGTACACCGGCTTGATGAACAGCTCCAGACCGGTCGTCTGGAAGGCTTCCTGCGGCGAGCACGGAAACTCCTGCATGAACGTCTGGATGTTGCCGTTGAGCTGTTGCTCGACGTAAAACCGACGCCACGCCATTTGATCCAGATCAAGCTCGTACATCTCGGCGATGTCGCGTTCGGACGGTAGACCATCGCCTTCAGGCTCGGATCGCAGCTCGAAGTTGCTCGGCGCAGGCAGGCGATATTCAGGCGACAGATACCACGGGATGAAGATCGGGATGAACCGGATACCGAGCTGGTCGTCCTCCATCCCCGCTTCGGCACGCATCCACCGCTGGTGAAACTCGTTGCCGATCCCGTTGGCGGTGCTTTCCACGGCGACTTCCGTGGCGTCGGCCATGGGGATCGAGTTTACGAACCCCGCGAAGGTCTTTTCCGGATTGGGGTAGAAAGCAGCTTCCGATAGGTGGGCGAGCGTTGGAGTAGCTCCACGGCCAGTTTCGCCACTGCCTGCCGTTGCGACCGCGTAAGAGCTGTCGTTGCTGAATGAGAACTCTTGCGCACTGGCCTTCTCCGCTTGCAATGCCATGGGATCGTTCTTGTGGAAATTCTGCACCATCTTGAACAAGTCCTTCGAGGACGTGGTGACGTGCGCCATCACGACAGCTCGACGGTGCTTCCACAGCCTGGTCTTGGTGTAGAACCGCCCACCGATGTAGGTGGACGCGCCCTGTTTCCGGCCCTTCAGGATGATCGCTCGGACCATCCGGTGCTCATTGAGCTGAGCCTGAAACTTGGCGTGGATGATCTTCTGAGGGTCATTCAACGCAAAATCGACTAGCGTGGAGTCCTTCGAGACCACCTTCAGACACTTCCGCATGTACTCGGGGTGTTCGCTGCGGCACCTCTTCAGCCACTCGATGAGCTTCGCTTCCTCCGGTGACAGACGGACAGCGGCGGCATGAGCTTGTCTCATTCCTCCACCTCGACCAGATCGAAACCTGCCGGTGTGTCGTCGGACTGTGTGGCGTCGTCGGGCCAGGCGACGTTCTCCGAGATGTCGCGGTTGTTCCAATTCGGTGCCAGCTCGGGGATGTCGGTCGCGGGAGGCAGGCTCGGCGGCTCAAACTCAACATCGTCTATAACGCCATCCACATCGTAGTCCGCGTCGATCACGTCCATCAGCTGGTCCACGGACTTGTGGTGCGTCACCTCCGACTCCCGCGCGATGATCTTCGGGAAGAGCTTGGTGTAGAACTCGTCTTGGTTCTTCGACGCCCAATCTGCAAGACCCTCCGGACCATCCATCTGCTCAAAAGCATAGAGAACAGCACTGCGAGCATACTTGCCAACAGCCTGATAAATCTCCCCGTTGAAGGTTGCGGGGAGGGAGGGACTTGGGGCGGGTTTGGGGAAATTATCGGCCATGAATTACTCACAAAGGGTCTGGGCGGATCGCAAGGTATCCGGAGATTGTCGCGGTTCCCGCCATCCCGTTCGCTCCAGGTGTCGCGACCATGCGGAAGTCCGAGTTTGGACCAATAAGGACCGGAGGGGCAAGCTCAAAAGGACTGGACGACGTACCGCCGGTGTTCGCCGCCATACGTCCGAATACCGGTCGGAACACGCTGTCCAGCTGCGCGTTTCGCGCTTCCAAAGAGAAGTCCAACGCGCCAGCGCCGTTACGCAATGCTCCGACGGACAGGGCGGTTACGATGTACGCATCCTTCCCCGAGATCGAGGACGCCGCCTTGAAGGACTGACTT